ACCTTCTGCAAAAGATTTTCTGCTTGTTCGCTTAATACGCTTTTGAAGAGCTAAATCTACGTCAATTAAATCTCCGTATATAACATCAGAATCTACTAAATTTCTTGATCCATGATCCCAGGTATTTTTTAAAATCCATTTAGCCTTAGTCTCTAAGTCCAAAATCTTTTCTCCGAGTTCATACCATTCTGGAGTAGGAAAATTATTATCGAGCATAAATTGTTTTGCAAGAACTTTATTACTTGACAACATTAAGCATTCAAGACTTGCTCCTGTATAAGGAATTCCAAGAGCGTCCCATAGCGCCACAGGAACAGTAAGTAATTGATCGTGAGAATAAAGAGCATCTACAAGATTAAAAATACAATCTGGTTTATAAAAATCTAATAACATTTTCATTGCCATTAAATCTAAACTACAGGGAATTTCAACTTTCTCATGCCCTAAATTTCTCAATGCCTCTGAGACTGAATTTATTTGTTGTCGAACATCTACAATATTAATTACATCATCTTCGGTAAGGCTATTATAGCAAATAACTACTTTCATTCTTTTCTCTCTTCTTGTTGAAGTTCTTGTAAAAACATTTCAATCTCTTCTACGGAATGTTTAGTTGAAGTTCTTAATTCTCTATTAGGGTCATCTTCTTCTTTAGATTCTATTTGACCCACTCGTCCAAGGAAATCCTTTGGGGCTTTAATGGCTTGAATAAACAAATACCAAGCAGAGTTGTTAGGGCAACTTGTAGGTCTTTTCCCAGATCGGTGCTGTTCTCCAGCACTTTCAATAGCCCAGCGGAGATTTTCACGGTATGTTTGTTCCCTTTCTTCACATAGTGCGATTTCATTTAAGCCCTCTGGAGTAACTGGAGTACCCGGACGAATCGCCTTGGCTTTATTTAGAACCTTCTGGATAGTTGCAGATGTAGTATCGAATTCTTGAGAAAGTTTAGATACAGGTTCGCCGGCGACCCAACGCCGTACAACCTCTTCACGTTGCCGATCTGTAAGAGCTTGATTTGGATACATTTACTTCTTTTTGGTAAATGACTTTTTCTTGTGTCGCGGGCCAATCATAGATACGCCGGCCTTTTTGGCGGCATCATGTTTCTCTTTTGCAACTGCGGGTTCTTGAGAATAAAGATAACGCATTTGCTTTTTCGACGCAAATGGATGTTCACCTTTTTTATATGGCATAAAACAATATCTCCTATTCTATCTTATATTATACCACAGATGAAGTATTTTCGGAAGGGGATTGTCTGACGTTAGCATCAAGAATATCTTTTTGTTGATCTGTTAAACGATTAGAATATTCATCTAAGAATCTCAGCAGGAATTCTTTAGTTATCATGTCCGTAGGATGTTTAGTACGATATTCTTGTCGAGCGCATAAGAATTCTTCATCGGTAAACTTTCCAGGCCGACCAACAGGGTTCTTCGCTTTTGGTTCCTTGTGTTGTTTTTCCTTTATAGGGGATTTAGGTTCGGATAGTCCTAATTCCTCTAATGTTTCCCATGTAGTTCCTTGCTTACTAACAATCCTTGATAAACCCTGATAACATCTACAGCATAATCCTCTAGCATATATACTTTCATTACAACCATAACATTTACATTTCATTAGAAATCTCCATAGATAAATTCTTCTTATTGGCTTCTATTTCCCAATATTTAGGAAGTGCCTGCTTTTTTTCAATTAACTCTTCCCATGTAAAGGTATTCTTACTAACTAACCTACACATGGCATTGTAACATGGCACACATAGTCCACGATATACAGCCGTGGTCTCACAAGAACCATTAAGACATTTCATAATCTTCTCTCCGTTTTAATCCATTCCAAGTGCTTATTATAGTATCAGCAATATCTTCTATTAAAAAATCTCTTATATATAATAATTCTAAAGGACTTACATAATAATAATAAAGTTTTTCAGCAGCTTTACTATATGTAATAACCTTTTGTTTTTTATCATATTGTACACTAATCGTTTCTTCTGATTTAGATTTCGCTTCTAAATAACCTAATAACTCTCCGATGCGTTTAAAGAGTTTTATTTGATCCACAATTCTCTCCTTCAAGTTAAAGTAAAGTGTATTTATCTAATATAACATCAGTTAAGTAATTTGTCAAATAAAATCCAGGAATTTTATACTTCTTTTAAGGAACTATCATATTTGATAGTTCGTGCAAAATGCGAAACCAAAGTAAGTAGAGATAGACCCCCATGAGAGTTTATAACAAAGTCAAGACAAATCAAGGTTTTAAAAACGTAGTTCTTATGGTGGTACAAGAGAATTATTCCTTAGTAACTTGTGTAGGATTTAAGATGGAGAAGGATAATTACTTACTACTATTACTACTACTACTTACTACTACTACTACGTATACGTATATGCGTATTGTCAGCCGTCAATAGTATCTCTTTCCTTTTATTAATTATATCTGATGTGATACTGATAAGATAAGATGATAATTATTTTAGGAAGTATTAAGAGGATGTCTATTAACTCCTGTAGGGGGTTTGTATGCTGGATTCTCGACGATTTTGACCTTACCACTCGGAGGAGTTACATGGAGTTTTATATATTATATTTTTTGTGATCTTTTATAATTCCTTACCTAGTAATGTTTACCCCTCGGTAGGAACAGTGTCGTTGCTCTCAATGGTATTACGACCAAAAGTAGGTGTGTCGAGGAAGGAGGGCTAGATAGATGTTTCTTGCCAATTGAGGGGCGAGGGGTCGATTGCTTTTCTGGATTAGTGGGTCCTCATTAACATTATATGCAATAATAACTTAAGCCTGGTCCAGCCTGGTCCGTAACGAGTCGTCTTGTGCCATTGGGCTGTAATGGCATGTATACCCACAGTAGTTTAGAGGGGCGATAGGTGGCAGTAAGAAAGAGTTAAACCTAGCCCACCCACGTTTTCCTAAACAGTACACAGACATACACAGATATACCATATATAGTACACAGACCCTAATGGTAGTATAGTAACTGCCAAAACGGCAGCCACAGAATCGCGTTTAAACGCCTTGGACAATCGACTATGAACATTATCACCTTGCCATTGGTCCGCGTAGAATCAAAGCCTAGAGCGTCAGTATGTTCATTTAAGACTACAAGGCATAACAGCCAATACAGCCCAGCCTATACATTCAATAACACGGCACGATACAATCGTACTACTAATAAAATACTTTCAAGAAAATCCTAAGAGCTAGCTTGACAGTATATATATACAACGTATACTTAATATAGAAAGATAGGTGTGATATGAAACATAATCGAAAATACATACATGAATGGATTGCAACTACAGCAGGGGGACAAAGTTTTACATTCTGTGCTAGTAATCAACGTGATGCATGGAATAAAGCAAGGGAAATATGTCCACAACAAACTATTGCAAGTATTTGCCGAAAAATCAATGCTCATAAATTGTACGTTAAAAAGCATAAGAAAATGTTAAATGATGGAATAAGACGGCATGTTTATGAATCGTTATATATATCGGCCGATTCGGACAAATGATTTTGTCCGAGTATTTTGTCCGAGAGATTGTCAAGAGAAGTCCCGTATTCTACGGGATAGGGATATTTGCACCTGGATTAGGATCACCCCGAGATAACGGAAAGGAATACCTTGAAGGGCCGCACTATCCACAACCCCATAAATGGTATGCGGAGGTGGACATGAAAGATGGATTTATTACTAAAGTAAAATAGGGAGCACAAACCATGTACACAAAAGAAGTAGCAGAACTAGACCAACTGGTTAATTGTCACACAATTCGGGGTACGCTTGGACTATTGGCGGAACTAGCCGCCGAGAGAGCTAAGCAATGCCGAGATTCGGTCAGGGCTTGGCAGCAAGATAATACTGTTGACGTTTTAGCACCCGATCAGCTGGGCCTTGAGACGATAACTATTGGCCGTTGTCCCGCTCTCGCGGACCAGGACAAACTCGATGGTCTGCAATGGGCGGCATTAGGCCATGACCTAGTTGTCCTCGCTCGAAAGTTTAAGGAATTACAGTAAATTCCCCCCGACCAGGGCAGGCTATCTTGGCAATACCGGACACGACAATCTTGCCTAGCTTGCCCTGGATTTTTACTTGACAACTACAAAATATATGATATGCTTGAATAGAGGTAAAGCATGACAATTAAAGAATGGGAACAAAAAGAAATTGTAAAAATAATCCGTTTTGTTGACAAACGGATTGAAAACAATGCCCGTAATCCTAATGCCTGTCCGTTAAAAATGGATAAGGCTGATTGGGATAGTGCGTTTAATGAACCAGGAGATACAATATGAAAAAATGTGTTTGTGATCTATTTAAAAAAGTTACAATCTTACTGCCAACTCACTATAACGATGGAAGCGTAGTAGAGGAGTATAAATTGGAAAATGCTCTGAACCGCATTGCCGACATTGGCGGCGGGTATACACTTGATGGTGTAGTTTGTGGAGCTTGGCGAAACCCGGAAACTGGTGATATTAAAAAAGAAACCATGCAAAAAGTATGGGTAGTAGTTAATGATGCAATGGTTGCCCCTATCTTTGCTTTTCGTAGACTTGCCGGAGAATTCGCCACGTACTTCAATCAAGAGTGTATTTACTTTGAAGTCGAGGATGTAGACGTGCAGTTTATTTCTAGGGGATAAAAGATGGTGGGTATGGCCGGGGAGATAACCCCAAAGACATTGCCAAGCGGTTAAAGCAAGAAGGAGTCATAGACTTTATTTTCGTCTTGGATTATAATGCACCATTTTGCTTGGGCTTTTCAATATGGGTGAAAAAATGAAACAACAAACCTTAAACTTTTCTGATGGTCAACACGTAGTACAATATCAACCTAGCGAAAAAACTTATGCCGTGCGGGGACTAGAAAGAGCAAAAGAAAACAACCGGCCAACGTGTAATCGTAAAGTAAGCGACTTGCGTATTCAAGGCAAAGGCGGAAGGATTCGCGTAACAAGCGTAAAGAGGTAATTATGTCAACTGAACAAAAACGATTTGACGTTGTGGATTTTATAATGGATTATGAAGGCGGAGATATAAGTGAGGAAAGACTGGTTGAAGGTTTCCAATACCTCATTGATACCGGCCAAGCATGGACCCTACAAGGCCATTACGGCCGGACTGCCAAAGCCCTGATTGACGGCGGTTATTGCCATAAAGCAGGTGAAGTATGATGACAAGAAAAGATTTTAGATTATGGGCTGATGTAATAAAACGGCTTCCCTTAAAAGACCGCGAACGCAAAGCAATGGAAATTGCCAAACTATGCCAAGATAGTAATGGACGTTTTCGATTGAAAACTTTTCTTAAAGCCCGTGGGGTAAAAAAATTATGTACACAATAACCATCGTAACTAACCACGATTCAATCCAATATAATACCGACAATGTACGCCAAGCAATACGGACCTTGGCCTCTTGGCGAGTGATCCGACTATTTATTAGGCAAGGCAACAAACTAATTTTGAATGTTGCGAAAAAACCATTTGACATTTAAAGAGAAAGGAAATACAGTGACATTAGAAATTCAACACGCTTATAGTAAAGCCATGAGCATGGGTTTTTATATTACCCAACGCGGAGAAGGACGTATATGGTTTCTTCATGCTCCAGATGGGCGAACGTGTTTAATGGCGTTAACCCGCGACGACCTACTTAAAAAAATTCCAACACAGTTTGATAGCTTGTAGGCTATCCTTATAGAATGAGAACAAAAAAAGTTACTGTTGTTTTTCGTAAGTGGAAGCCGGCGTATGGTTGTGGGATTATTGCCCTATTTCCGAAAGAAATTGCCGACGATAAGGGTCTATATTGTGAATCTTACGAACATATCGGCCAACATGGCGGTGCAGATTATAAAGGTGTAATTGCGTCTACTACACCGGCAACACAAAACGAAAGCAAGGAATTGCATTGCGAATTAAAATCTCTGGGATACCGCTTGGCAGTGAGCACACATGAGAATCTGACAACTCCTAATCATGCAAAAAAACACTCAGATATTGCCCTCCTTTATAAAGGTAATAAAGGCGACATTGACAAACGTCTTAATTGGTTGAAAGGGAAGTATGTCTGTTAAACAGGCAATTATCTACTGTCGATTCTCTCCGCGACCTGACGCGGACACATCTAAAAGCAATGGGCAACAGGAAATTCGTTGTCGAATGTATTGTGCCGCAAAAAATTATGATATAATAAGTAACTATGCCGATTCGGCCGTATCCGGCAAACAACTACATCGCCCTAAACTCTCGGCCCTCTTGGCCGACTTACTCCAACACCCTGGGTGTGTAGTTGTTTGCGATACTGCCGACCGTCTTGCTCGAGATGCTCTTGTAATGCTCACTATTTGTGCTCAGATTGAGGCGGCCGGATGTACACTTGAATTTGCAGACGGAACACAGAATCGTACCACAAAGGAGGGGCGGCTGTTGCAAACTATCTTGGCGGGTATTGCCCAATACCAACGCGAAGGCATTGCCGAACGCACAACGATGGGGTTAGCTAAAAAGAAAGCCAATGGTGAATATCTTGGTAAGCCGCCATTGGGATATAAAGTAGTAAATAAACATCTTGTAGAAAATCCCCAAGAGTTAATGGCAATTAAACGAATTAAGGAAATAGGTGCTTTGGGTTATACTTCAGAGTATGTCAGAAGTTGTATTGTCGCTGAATTTGGCATAAGTCCTTCTGCCCGTACAATTCGCAAGATTCTCCAAAATAAGTCTTGACAATCTAAAATTCCCAATTACACTAAACAAAAGAGGTAAAAAATGAGCACAAAATTACAAATTTTACAAGTTTTGCAAGATGCTTCCGAGGGTTTATTAGCTTGTGAAGTGTGCGAAAAACTATTAAACATTCATCCTTCTACAATTCGCGGGGCATTGGTATTATTGGAACGTGGAGATTTTATTTCTACCGTAGATGGATCGGCGCAAACCGACACAGGATGCAAAACCAAAATTTATTATATTAGACAAAAAGGCGAAGAAGAATTAGAAAGGCTACAAAAGTGTGAATAGAAAAGTATATCTTTTAATGGGAACGGACGAACGGTATTTGGGTACTGTAGGAGATATTCTTGGTTGTGAAGGCGAACAAGACGGAATTGCGAAAGAACTTTTCTATGCCGCGCATGATGCAATAAACGAACTTGTGTATGGACTTGATAATGAAGAAGAGCAGATAACATTAACGCTAGAAGTGAGGCAATATGGCTTTTAAACTTGCTTCCATAACTAACAAAACTTGCTTACGCGCCCCAAGAATTATCTTGCTAGGTGTAGAGAAAATTGGTAAGAGTACATTTGCGGCGGGAGCAGATCGCCCTATTTTTATTCACATGGAAGGAGAGCAGGGGATAGATGAATTGCCTGTTGATAAATGGTGGGAGCCTTGTCAATCTATAGATCATGTCATGGAATGCCTGCAATCAATTTATCTTGGACCAGATAATCACGGTACTGTTGTGTTGGATTCATCTAGCACGCTAGAACCAATTATTCATACTAGAGTGTGCCAAGATCATCGCGCAAAGGACATTAACAGCGATGGTTTAGGATATGGTAGAGGTTTTCGAGAAGCGTCTCATTATTGGCGAAAAATAACAGAAGCGTTAGATTCTTTGCGGAATGATCGAAATATGGCCTCAATTATTGTAGGCCATGTCAAAATTAAACGCTTTGACGACCCATCTGGGCCGTCATACGATCAATATCAATTCGATATAAATGAAATAGCCGCCAATCTGCTTTATAGGTGGGCTGATGTAATTCTTTTTGCCAACACGAAAGTTTTTGTTAAAACCGAAGATATTGGATTCAATAAAGAAAAGCATCAAGCAATCGACGCTTATGGTGGACAGCGTTTTCTTTACACCCAAAAGAACCCGGCATATCCTGCTGGTGGTCGTGGAGTGTATGGAAGATTACCTGCTGAGTTACCACTTAACTTTGGATCATTCCTTGATGCGGTATCTGTTGCCTCACGAAAGTAGTAAAATAGCATTAGCAAATTTTTTAGAACACAATTTAATTTATGAAAGAGAGGTTTAAATGAGTGATTTGCACCAATTTTTTGGCAATGGGTTTGATGCAAATAGCATCGAACCACAAGGAGATTTTGAGGTTTTGCCTCCCGGCAAATATCCGGTTCTAATTGAAAAGGCAGAAGTTAAAAAGACCAAAACCGGCGACGGACATTATGTAGCTTTGGTTCATACGATTTTAGATGGACCGGGAAAGAATCGCAAGCTATTCAATAATATAAACATCGACAACCCAAGTCAACAGTGTGTGGAGATTGGATTGCGAACATTAGCTGCCCTTGGACAAGCGTTAGGTTTAACCTGCATAAGTGATACAAGTCAGCTTGTGAATAAGACTTGCATTGCTCATGTAAAAGTTAAAGATGATCGAAATGAAATCAGAACTTATTCCGCGTTAACTCAAAATCCCAATCCCGCTCCTTATCCAAACAACTCTACCTATCCAATTGGTCAGCCTAATTTTGAAACAAAAACTAATGAGCCTAATCCACAAGCTAACCAAACTAGGCTCGCAGAAGCAGAAAATTGTAAATCTCAACCGGCTTCTCCGCCGCCTGCGAGCAGACCGCCCTGGATGCGATAATGAATAAGTATTTACTGTTTCCATTTTTTAAAAGAAAGAGAGAACCAATGGCCAGAACTATTGTGTCAGACAAATTATTTGTTGAAACGTATGTAACTTGCAATTCGTATGATAGTTTAGCTTTATACTTAAATATGAAGCCAACTTCCGTACAAGCTCGTGCTGCTAAGCTTCGCAAGACAGGAGTGAACCTTGTGCCTTATGAACGCAAGAAGAAAGAAGTGGATGTTGAGGGGTTAAACTCTCTCATTAATTAATGTTTCTGCAATCAAGGACGATTGCAAGAATGCTTAGTGCGGTTGGTAAGTGGGCTAGAAATGGTGCAACCCTAAGCATTCCTGCTATCGCCCTTAATGAAGAGGAATCTATGGTGCCAGATTTCATAAACGCATGTTTTCTTTTTACTGCGGCAATCTGCTGTATTTTTAGCATAGTAAAAATATCTAAAGATAAAACGATAAAGGGAGTTTCTATTTTGCAAATTTTGCATCTTTGGGCATGGACTACATGGGGTGTGTTTTTCTATGCCTATTATCAGATTTACTTATCATTTTGGTGCAGTTTAATTTTAACTATTACCGAAACTATTTGGGTAGCGCAAATCTTTTATTATCGAGAGCGAAATATCCCACCTTGGAGGCCAACTTAATATGACAGAACTAGATTTCCAAGTTTCTCTTTTAAAAGAGGCAAAATTTAAAGAGCAATTAGAAAGAGAAAGTAGAATAAAAATTGAGGAGGTTGTTGCCGCCTTAATTCCTGGCCCCGAACGCGGATCGAAAACGGTTACACTTGAAGATGGAACTAAGATTACAGTTGAGAGAGGATGGAATTATGCCGCTGATTGTGGAGAAATTGGGCATCAATGTAATTTAAATGGTGTTACTAACGTGCCTGTACGCTCAAAAACTACCTACCAATTAGATGAAGCTGGTTACGAGTGGTACAAGGCTAACGACAAGAAAGTATTTGATTTGATTTCTCCATTCGTAATTGTGACTCCTAAAAAAACGGCAGTACGGATACAAAATAAGAAATGACAAGAGACGAAAAGAACGCATATCACAGAAAATATTACAGAAAAAATCGTGATCGGATTCTTGAAACACACAAGAAATACCGTAAGCGCAGAAGCGAGTATATTAAACAATATTATTTAAAAAATAGAGCGAAATTATTAGCTCGACAAATTCAATACACAAAAGATAATCCCAAAATTAGGCAAAATGCAAGGATACAAAGAAAATACGGCATTACCTTACAGCAATACAATCAAATGCGAAGAGATCAAGAGGGTAGGTGTAAGTTATGCGGAAGAAAGAGAAAGTTAGTTCTGGATCATTGCCATACTACGGGGCGAATTAGAGGTTTTTTGTGTATTAGATGTAATGGCGGATTAGGCGCGTTTGGAGATAGCATCGAAGGTTTGAAAAAGGCAATTAAATATTTATCACAATGACCAACATAACTCCGTATATAGACCCTTATCGTCGGCTACTTCCTACTGAATCGAAAACTGTAGAGGCGATATATGAAGCCTATAAAAAAGAAGGCGACTCCGAACAGCCACGTGGTTATCTTGGTGCGTCGATCATCGGGGCCAGTTGCGAGAGATATTTGTGGTACACGTTTAGGTATTGTTGCAAACCAGAATTTACCGGGCGGCTATATCGTTTATTCTCAACGGGCGACCATGAAGAGATTCGCTTTGTTAATAATCTTCGAAGAATAGGATGCGAAGTACACGAAAAAGACCCATCTACAGGCGAACAGTTCGCAGTAGAGGCACTTGGTGGTCACTTCTCAGGACACTTAGACGCTTGCGTGCTTTGCGTGCCCGAAGCCCCTAAAACTTGGCATGTACTTGAATGCAAAACTCATAATAATAAATCATTCCAAAAACTAAAGAAAGAAGGCGTCAAGGTATCTAAGCCTCAGCACTATGCCCAAATGATGACATACATGGGCTTAACGGGCATGACACGGGCTTTATATCTTGCGGTGAACAAAGATACTGATGAATTATATAGCGAGAGAGTTAGATTCAATAAGGGTGAATTCGATGCCCTCGTGCAACGTGCTGAACGAATTATTACATCAACTACACCACCGGAAAGAATATCAAATAGACAGGATTATTATGAATGCTCCTACTGCGACGCAAGAGAAATCTGTCATGGAACAGGCAATGTGGGATTGCCAATTCCATCAATTAACTGCCGCCAATGTTGCCACGCAACTCCAAGAATGGATGGAAAAGCATGTTGGACCTGTGAACGGCATAATCGTGGACTATCCAACGCCGACCAATCCAAGGCTTGCGACGATCACCTTGTCTTGCCAGGATTGATTAGTTTTGCGGAACCAATTGATTATGGAAAAGATCAAGTCCTATATGAAAATACAACAGACAAAAAAACTTGGTATCAGGGTGGGAATGACAACAGGGCATTCAGCACGAAAGAACTCATGCAGTTATCTCCGGAGCAATTAACTAATCCAATAATATCGAAAGTCAAAGAAGTTTTTGACGCAACCGTAGAAAGGATTTGGAAAGATGAAAGTCCTATTGTCGATGATTCTGACATTAGTGGTATCCCAAGTGCAAGCGGGAATTCCTGACGAATTACAGGCAGTAAGCGTTACAGTTAAAGCCGATAACTGCCAGGGATCAGGCACCCTTGTAACGCGAAAAATCGGGAATGATAATATATCATTTATCTGGACAGCAGGGCATGTCGTTGCTGGATTGCGTGGAGTACGAACGGTAATTATTGCTGGAAACACAAAAACCATAATAGAATACAAAGATGCCGAGGTAGTCCAAGAAATGCAAGAGGACGGCCGGAGAGTTGGAGAAGTTAAATATGATGCCAAGATAGTTAAAGTAACCGATGCTAGCTATGGTGAAGATTTGGCCCTTCTAATGGTTCGTAAATATAATGCCTATCCCCAAACTGCTTGCGTTAAATTTAAGCTCGACAAACAATATATTCCGCCGATTGGAGTATCTGTTGTGCATGTTGGAAGTTTACTCGGACAATTTGGAGCTAATAGTTTTACTAATGGCCTTGTATCGCAAACCGGTCGGCTTTTACCCGGCAAGGGTGCCGAAGCAAAAGTATTCGATCAAACTACCGTAACCGCATTTCCGGGTTCTTCAGGCGGTGGTGTATTCCTTGCGGAGACCGGGGAGTATATCGGAATGCTTACTCAGGGAGTCCAACAACTACAGGGATTTAATTTTATTGTCCCTATTCGACGTATTCATAAATGGGCATGGGATAGTAAAATTGAATGGGCACTTGATCCATCTATTTCTGGACCACCTATCAAAGACATCGAATCCATGCCAGTAGAAGATATTAGCACTATTGAAAATTCTCATGAACAACCGGAAGATTAAATATGCCAATTTATGAATATGAATGTCAGGATTGTGGTTGTGATTTTGAGAAACATCATTACGGAAAAGGCAGCCAAGTTGTTGAATGTCCTAAATGTGGTGGGCCATCCGAAAAACAATTTTCGCCCCCTACTGTAATTCAAACAGGCTACAAAGAATCTGATGCGAGATATAATCGAGGGAAGGGATGAATGTTTCAACTTCGCCCCTATCAAATCGAAGCGATAGAAGCACTACATAATTATATATGCACCAAAGAAACTAACCCATGCATTGTGCTGCCAACTGGTTCAGGTAAATCAGTGGTAATGGCGGCAATTGTTAATAAATGGAAAAAAGAATCTCCTAATGTACGCGGTTGTATATTAGCTCATAGAAAGGAATTAGTTGAACAAAATGCCAGACAACTTAGAAATCTTGGCTCCGATGTTGGTATCTTTTCTGCGGGACTTAGAAGAAAAGACTACGAAAAATCTATCCTCTTTGCGTCGATTGATTCGATATATAGAAAATCCGGGGAACTCATTCCCTTTGACTTCATCTTTGTGGATGAAGCGCATAGAATCCCTCCTTCAGGAGAAGGGAAATATAGAACTTTCATTACAGGATGTAAGCGATTTAATAAAAATCTCAGAGTCATAGGCTGGACGGCTACTCCCTTCAGAATGGGCTGCGGACCCGTCTGCCATAAGGACCACATTTTAAACGAGGTATGTTATGAAGCAAAAATTACAGACCTTATCAATCAAGGATACTTATGTAATCTTCGGTCGAAAGCTGGCTCAAGAAATCCAGACCTTAAGAATGTCAAACGCAACTCTGGCGGAGATTACATCACTAACTCGCTTGCAAGAGCAACTAACAAAGATGATGTTGTTATAGCCGCAATATCTGAAGCCGTCGATATTATTAGACAAGAAAAACGACATGCTGCAATTTTCTTTTGTGTAGATATAGAACATTGTCAGAAAGTTTCGCGTGAATTACAGAAGCACAACATCTATGCTCCTTTTATCACAAGCAAAACCCGCCCACAAGAGCGCGATAGGCTGATTAAGGATTTTCGTAATGGATCAATTAAAGCAGTTTGCAACGTAAACGTACTAACGGAGGGCTTTGATGCTCCGCATATTGACTGTATTGTATTGCTTCGGCCAACTTTGTCTGCTGGTTTATTTTCTCAGATGGTTGGTCGCGGATTACGACTATTCTCTGGAAAAGACTATTGTCTTGTCTTGGACTTCGGTGGGTGTATTGATGAACATGGGCCTATTGATTTACTTGGCGAAAATCAACGAGTGGTTATGGCGACGTGTCAAAATTGCCGCGAAAGCTTTTCGAGGGTCATTCGAGCCTGCCCCGCATGTGGTTGGACAATCCCGCCTCAAGAAGTTGATCGACTTGACACAATTGAACGTGAACGCCGAATGCACGGCACAAAAGCCAGCGGAAAAAACATCTTCTCAGTTGAACCAGAGACTTTCGCCGTCAACACCGTGTATGTTGAAAAGCACATCAAGCCTGGACAACCCTCTTCTTTACGAATTAAATACCGATGCGGCCTTAGCGTCTTTCGAGAATGGGTTTGCCTTGACCATCCAGGAGAAGCCGGCCAAATCGCACAAGAATGGTGGAAAAAAAGATTCCAAAACAAAAACAAAGTCACGGTCAACGAAGCACTCCAAAATATGTTCGTTTCGCAAACGCTCCTCGACTACACAAAAACGATCACAGTAGTTCGTAAGGGTAAATATTTCCAGATAATTGGGTATAACAAATCTATATGAAAAAGAAAAATTTAATGGCATATATTTCTAAGTTTGATCTTGTGGGGGGGATTCATTATTTTGTAAGTTTTCAACCATTTACTCCGCGATTAGGGAAAAAATTTAATCATTATAAAGATGCTAGGAAGTATGCTTTAAGACACGTTTACGTAAAAAATTTAAATAGCTATTGTTAATGAACCAACTCCTTGAAGCTGCATTAAGCTACGCCAATATCGGTTGGCATATATTTCCGCTTGTTCCCAAGCAAAAGGTTCCGCTTACTGAACATGGCGTAAAAGACGCTACTGTCGATACAATACAAATTAGAGAGTGGTGGTCTAAATGGCCTAATGCAAATATAGGTTTAGCCTGTGGTGAAAAAAGCGGAGTTTATATAATTGATGTTGATGTAGATTTAGAAAAAGGAATAAATGGTCTTGAATCATTAAAAGAATTTCCTCCCTTACCAGAAACAGTTAAACAATTTACTCCTAGGGGTGGCTTTCATGCGTTTTTCAAAACTAACAACCCGCCAGCTAATCGCAATAGTTTCCGTCCCGGCCTCGATATTCGCGGTTCTGGCTACTATGTGGTCCTTGCCCCTAGCGTGCATCCTAACGGCGGTCGGTATTGCTGGTGTGATAGCTGCTTATCAGGAGATATTGTCTTAGCCGAATACCCCGATTTCATGCGTCCTGTAACGCGGGCACCGTGGGCCTGTTCGGCTATGGCAAAAGACGCTACAAGCGTTTCGGTGCCCGCTCCTTTAGATATTTTACAACGTGCAAGTTTGTATCTTGCCCAATGTGACCCAGCCATACAGGGTCAAGCCGGTCACGATAAGTTATTGTGGGCCGCTACTGCTTTAGTTCACGGGTTTCAATTGTCAGACAACCAAACTTATGATTTACTTACAAGGGAATATAACCCTCGTTGTGTCCCTCCCTGGGATTTAAGCAATAAAAAAGATCAGAAAGACTTTGAACGTAAAATATCGGAAGCAAGAAAACTTACACCACAACATCAGAAAGGATGGTTGTTAAATGAACGAACTACTTGTGATTCTCTTTGCACTATTGATATTGATAAATTGGTTTCAAACCAGAATACAATTACACATTGCGGAAAATCTACAATTTATTCATCAACAGTTGATCCAACAGCGTCCATCGCACATAGATTATGTTCCACCCGAAAATATGAATTAGATTTCCTTTGCCAACCAACTGGATTATTAGGAGAAATTTGTTCATGGATAAATTCGACATCGCTAAAGGCACAGCCATTTTTATCTTTGGCCTGCACCCTCGCTTTTTTGGGTGCTCTCTTTGGGAGAAAGATCAAGGACCAACTTGGAAGCCGGACTAACTTATATTGTATGGGAGTAGCTCAATCGAGTGCGGGGAAAGCCCATGCTATGAATCAGATTCGGAAGATTTGCATGGAAGCCGGGATCATAGAGATACTGGGTGGTGATGATATTGCCTCCGATGCTGCTATAGAAGAAAGAATGAGTAGAGTCGAATCTACCCTTTTTTTGTGGGATGAAATCGGCCATTTACTTACTCATATAAAATCCGGGGCAAGTAAGCATTTATCCCAAGTTGTTTCTTTGCTAATGAAATTATATTCTGCTGCCGGCAGCAGTTATTGCGGGAAAGAGTACGCAGAACAAGGAAAACAGCGTACAATTATACAACCGTGTTGTTGTATTTATGGCACATCTACACTAGAGCGATTTGCTACAGGAATTACACAAGCAGAATTGCAAGATGGTTGGTTAAGTAGATGCTTAGTATTTCATTCTCCCGAAAATCCGATCAAATGTCGAGATAGACCAGACTCGACAGTACCTAAGTCTATTATAGATCAAGTTCAAAAATGGTATCATAGACAAATTGGACCTGAAAATGATGGACATACACTTGACCCTTTTATTTCTCCGAGTTATACTAAACCTATCCCACAACAAATTATAGTTTCAACTGACAATGAAGCCGAAAAAATCTTTATCGAATGCGACAATGAAAGTATCAAATATGGAAAAGAACAACCAGCACTTAATTGTCTCTGGGGAAAAGCTGAAGAGAACGCTAGAAGAATTGCTCTTATTATTGCCGCTGGAGAAAGATATACTGACTTACGAATTTCTTCCGCAAATGCTGATTATGCGTGTAGGCTCAATAAATATTTACTTATAGATTTTGAAAAAAAGATTGTGCCAGAAATAGTAGCTGGTGAACTTGATAGCAGGAAGAGAAAGTTAGTTTCTATTATCGAAAAGAAAGGGGAAAAGGGTTGTGGCAAACGAGATTTAACTCGTAACTCACAGTGGACCAACCAAAAACAACGTAATGATCTAATTTCCGATCTTATTGAAGCCGGAGAAATTGAACAGCAATTAGATAAAGCAGGGCATTTAAAATATTGGACAACGGAATACTTTTTGAAATTGGAGAAGAAATGAGTAAAGATTTTGTTACAAAAATTGAGGAAATAGTAGAATCAATTTCGCTAAATCCTACACAGCTAAACCTAGCCCATTGTTTTTTATTGGGGAGTTATTTAATTGCAAATGCCGTTAGGGAAACTTCTATAGAAATAGAATGTGATGACATATATGATGTCTGAAGAAATAACCATTATACTTCCGCTTCCTAATAAAGTTTTACAACCGAACTTTACTATTGGAAGTTTTGGTGGTCGTATGATGAAGGCAGCAGCAGCAAAGAAATATCGCCGACTAGCAAGAGAAGCAATTGAAGCAGAACAACTTGAAACATTGCCTTGGAAGAAAATATTTGTACAAGCTACTTTTCATTATAAAACAAGGCGAAGGAGAGATACGGATAATGCAATGGGAGCTTTAAAATCCGCCTATGATGGTATTATTGAATCAGGTCTTATACCAGATGATACCCCAAATTATATGAAACGAAAAGAACCAGATTTTAAACTTGACAAAGAATTTCCACGAGTTATACTAACAATTACGAGGTTAGAATAATGGTAACACAAAAACAGGAAGGCGCAATAAGACACTATTCCGACTATTACACAACTGACTCGTGTATTTCCGAAATTACTAAAGTAGACCAAAAGATAGTCGGCATTATACGCAGATATTATATTTTTACAACCGAACAAGAAAGGGAGAGGGTTGAAAAATTATTAAATGACAGTATTCCCGACGGGGCAATAGAAATTAAAACTAAAATTCCCTTGCATACGATACACACAATTAAAAATTATTTAAAATTTAAGGAGAAAAATGAAAAAGAAAAACCAAAAAATAAATAATCTCATTATAGTAAGTGATTTGCATTGCGGGTGTCGGCTTGGCTTATGTCCAGCAAATAGAATAAAACTCGATGACGGAGGTGAATATTTTGCTTCTGAAATACAAAATAAAGTATGGACATGGTGGAGGGAATTTTGGAATATATGGGTTCCCGAAGCAACTAAAGGCGAACCTTTTGCAGTTTGTATAAATGGAGATGTAATTGATGGGGTACACCACAATTCTACAACTCAAATTAGTCATAATCTTCAGGATCAAAAACGTATTGCAATTGTAGTATTAAAGCCAATTGTAAAATTATGCGAAGGCCGATTTTACATGGTTAGAGGAACTAAGGTCCATGTCGGCGAAAGTGGTTGTGACGAAGAAAACATTGCAGAACAATTAGGAGCGATACCAGACGAAGAGGGTCGGTATGCTCGCTGGGAACTTTGGTGTCGCATTGGTAAGGGACTTGTACATTGTATGCACCACATAGGAACTACAGGAAGCGCACATTATGAATCAACAGCAGTTACTAAAGAGCTTACCGAATCTTACACTCAGGCAGGTAGGAATAGACTTGAGCCGCCAGATGTCGTGGTCCGATCACATCGTCATAGACATATTGAAGTTCGCGTACCAACATCTCTCGGATATGGTATATCATTTGTTACGGCAGGGTGGCAACTGCGGACTCCCTTTGCCTACAAAATTCCTGGAGGAAGAGTAATGACTCCGCAAATCGGAGGAAGCCTAATTCGTCAAGGTGACGAAGATTTATTCACGCGACACAAAATTTGGGATATTGGTCGCAGTAAAGTAGTGGAGAATTTATAATGGTATATAACAAAAAAAAGAAAAAATTTATTCCATATAAGGAATTTGAAGATGAAATTTCAAAAGAAGTAGAATCTGAAATTTCTTTATCTGAATGGCAGGAAGCGTTAAACGTAAACCAACCAAATGATTCTGGAAATACGATTACAGAACTATCCGAAATGCTTAATTTATCAAGATCATCATTACGGAAGCGTCTTAAACGAGGAGTTAAAGAGGGTTGCATAAAATCAGGATGCGCTATGCGTAATAACCGTGTTCACGAAGTATACCAAATAATTAAGAAAGGGAAATAATATGGAACCAGACCCAAGACCTCCTTATACACAACAAAATCACGAGGACTTTTGCAAAGAAGTTATACGTAGATTCGATACTGGAGCAACACGAGATACAGATGAAGGAAAATTAGACTTCGAAGGGTTTTTAAGTCCGTTAGTACTAGAACGATATGCCCAATATATGAATAAGCATCGCAAGCAATCGGATGGCAAACTGCGAGATAGCGATAATTGGCAAAAGGGAATTCCTTTGAAGGCTTATATCAAGTCTCTTTGGCGGCATTTTTTCGATCTATGGAAAATTCATCGTGGAGCCAATTGTCCAATCTATGACAAGAAAGATGGACATTTAATTACCGCACCAGAAGCATTATGCGCCATTATATTCAATGCTTCCGGATACTTACATGAGTTGTTAAAGCCGAAAGAACCTACGTATTACGAATTACGCGACAGGGTATTAGGAGAAATGAAGTAATGCCATACATTAAACAAGACCGACGTGACAAGATGGACAATCTCATCAATGTAATTATAGATGAGATTGATAGGGGAGATTGTCCTGAAGGCGAAGTAAATTATGTTATATCCAGAATTGCTTCGCGCGTTTTATCGGGTCCAAGATATAAGGATATTTCTGTTGTAGTCGCAGCTTTTGAGTGCGCAAAATTGGAGTTCTATCGTAGAGTTGCATCTAAATTAGAAGATCAGGCAATACAACGTAACGGAGATATTAAAGAGTATGAATAACATTTATTTAGCAGGGCCAATTCAGGGTTTAAGACATGGAGAAGCAGAATCTTGGAGAAAACAAATTATACGTTTACTAGATGATGCTAGTTCTGAAGTTAATTGCTTATCGCCAATGCGTGCAAAAGATAAGTTAAGAAATGTAGGCGTGATAAACACAGCCTATGAAGAACTTGGATGTTTATATTCTGCACATGGTATTATGTCCAGGGATTTCCACGATTGTACAACTTCTTCTATGGTAATATTTAATTTCCTTGGCGCAAAAAAAATTAGCGTAGGCACTGTGATGGAATTGGCGTGGGCGTATCAGGCACGTATTCCTACTGTGGTGATTATAGAAAAAGAAGGTAATATACACGAACATCCGATGGTTAACGAAGCCATTAACTTTCGCGTAGATTCGATTGAAGAGGCAGTTGAAGTTGCACTTTCGGTTTTGGGATTATAATATGACTACACATCAATGGCGTAAATTGACAAGATGGATTAGAAAAGTTTTCCCTGTAGCTTCAAGAGTAATTTTAAAGCGCAGAAAAATAAAAAAGAATTGTGCCGTAAGAACCGTTCATTCCATCCCGTCTTATCCTTATGCTATTTTTAGGCTTTATATAAATTCTAATGCAACTGTAATAGAGCAAACAGATGCTTTATTGCATGAGTGGGCACATATCCTATCGGAAGAAGAAACGCATTCTCATGCCGGTAATTGGGGAATATTACACGGTAAAATAATTGAAGAGTGGGGTAATATCTTTGGAAGCAAGTAAGATGATTAAAGACCTCGCCAATCAACGATGTCTAATATGTGGTGAACTTCGCAAGTGGTGCCTATGTCAATGCAAAAAGCTTCCCGATAATACCGGGAAGCCTTCTGCTGAATCAAATCATAAGACTAGTCATCATCAAGAAGATCATCCAGCTTGTGACAAGCCTGCTTGAGCAAGTCGTAACCTGTTTTAAATCTATTGGCAACATCATCTTGACTGCCTGATACTTTGAACTTTGCATCTGATGTAGCCATAAATCCTTCGATAAATATATCACACATTCCTATCAGTGTTTTCTCTTTAACTCGATTG